TGTCCACTATTAATAGAAACTCTAAGATCTCCTGGAGGATTGGATTGATTAAGATCTGTTCTAGAATTGTAATATTTGACTTGTGCTATTGTTCCAGAAAGAGATCCTATTACCGTTTCATTATATAGATATGTTCCTCCAATGCTGACTGTAGATCCAGAAGAAATTTGAACTGTTGGTGCTTCAGTATAACCGTATCCAGAATTCACAATTTGAATTCCAGAAATTTCTCCAGTAATTGGATTGAATGATGCCTTTGCAACTGTAGACGTTGAAGCAACTCCAACAACAGTAACAACTGGTTCTGTAAAATAATTTGAACCAGGATTTGTAACCTTAAATTCATTCACAGCACCATTTGCAATCACTGCAGTTGCAGCAGATCCAACTCCATTACCACCCGTGATAGTAACCAATGGTGGATTTTCTATACTATAACCACTACCACCATATATAATTCTTATTGAGTCTATAGATCTAACACCGGCAATTGATGTTGTGATTGCAACAGCAGTAGCCTTATGATCAGGATTTCCTGATGGAGGATCATCGATAGTTACTGTTGGAATTGCTGAATAAAATGCTCCATCATTTGATAAGATTATTTGACTAACTACACCATCACTAATAGATGCTGTTGCAGTTGCTGTTGTAACAGATCCACCAAGAATTAAGGATGTAATATATCCTTCTTCCCCCAAATTTCTATCAATTTCTTCTATTGAAGTATCGATGTCTTCATTTTCATATTCATAAAGTTCACATTGCAATTCATAAACATAATTTTTTCCTAGTTGATAAAATGGTTTTTCATGCTCAACTCTTTTTACTTCAAATAATCTTTCTCCAAGAGGAAAATATATTAAATCCCCTTCCTTTGGTCTTGTTATAACTTCCAATTCATATTCATCTATCTTATTTCTATCAATACCTTCCTGTATTCCTGATAAAAATGGAGTGATATACTCCTCAAACCTTTCTTTTGAGATAATTAAATTAATTTCATTTTTTAATCTCAGTCCAAATTTTGTCATCATATCACTACCAGGAGAGTATCCTTCATAGTTATCCAAATATGCTTCTATAACAAAACTAGCATCAAATTTTGATGTTTGAACTTCATTAAGTATATTATCAGTTCTTATAAATTTTCTAGGAAGATATTGCACATCAATTCCATAGATTTTTAACTGTTCGTTAATTAAATCTTGAACCAAGTATTGTTCATTTGAGGAACCTTGTAGAAAAAAAGGATTTAATGCCATAATTATCCAATTAAATCTAATGGTGGTAATTCATAATCCATTGACATTCTTTGTTTAATATCTTCAAGCTCCCTCTGAGCATCCTCATATATCTGCCTTCCATTCAATTCGATTCCTCCTGGAAGTTTAACTCCATTAAACTTAATTAAATTTTGACCCCATTGTCTTTTGATCAAAGATGTTAAATATTTTTTTAAGAAACTATCATTATATACTTTAGTAAATTCTGTTGGGTCAAGTGCTCTATGACAATCAATAACAAAAAATGTATCCTTAGTTTGAGCATTCCAATCAATATCAAGATAAAGTCTATTTTGTCTTTTATTAAATCTTACTTGCTTATCAGTTGTTAATAAGAAATCAATATCTTCCAAATAAGTTTTTGTCATAGAATAATTCAATAAATCGACAGAATTGAAATAATATAAATCATTTAAAAATAATTGATATTTAATACTAAACATTCCACCAGAAATAGTACTACTATCAAATTTAAATATTTTTTCTATACCTATAACAGAATCTGGAACTTGAATGTAATTTGATGTTTCGTAAAAATTAAAAGTTGTTGCTGTTCCTACAATTGTTGAGGTTCCTGTTGTAGTTACTATTCCTACTCCAGTTGTTCCATCAGCACCACCTCTATTAATATCATCTTGAGACATTTTATATTTCAAATACATTCTTTCGACACCATCATAATGCCTTTCGTTAAAATATTGTAAGGCATCATCGACTATATCATCAATCTGCTCATCAGCTACATTAATTTCTAAAACTGGAGCTCCTAGTTGTCTTAAACAATACTCAATTAATTCCTGTCTTGTGCTTGGTTTTGCCATTAGTATTCTCCTCCGTCAATAGTGGTTGTCCACACTGGTGTTCCTACTCCCGCAACTTCATATGTTGTTAATATATAATTGCTTGTAGTAATAATTCCAGTTGTACTTGCAACACTCAACTGTCCATTTGGATTAAAATATGCAAGTCCATTTGGTTCATACGAATCTGAATCATAATATAATCCTTCGGTTACACTTACAAATCCAACAACAGATAAATCACCACCAAATAAAGATGTTCCAGATGTATATAAATTTGTAGAGGTTACAAATCCTGCAAAATATCCGTTCCTCCATCTTTGATCAGTAATACCAATATCATAGGTATTATCTGTATTTGGAACTAAGTTTGATACAAATTCTCCACCAACATCAATATCATCACTGGTGCTATCACCAATACCAATTGTTCCACCTCTGAATGTAACGACACCTACAAATTCAGATGATCCGTTAACATATAATCCACCACCAACAGTTACATTTTTATTAATTCCAACACCACCATCAACTTGTAGTGCACCAGTATCTGGATTTCCTAAAATATTATCAGTATCATCGGTAACAGTAAGAATTCCACTGGAACTTACATTCCCACTTAAATTTACATCTCCAGATAAATTTAGAATTCCATCAATAGTAACGTCAAAACCAAAATAAGATGCTGATGTTACTGATAATCCACTACCAACTGTCAGATTTTGTGCAATTCCAACACCACCGTCAATTTGGACTGATCCAGTATTAACGTCACCTAAAGTGTTATTGGTTATATTTGTATAATACGCAATACCACCAATAGTTGAAGACGCAGAGTCGATGACACTCGTCATTATAAAAAATTGTGATGGTTGATCCCATACGAGAATCAACCCATCATCACTTTTATTTACTGAATATACATCACTTAGATTAATTAATTTGGTTGGTGGTGAAGAGGCATTTGATAAAACACGAACTATGTTCTGTGTTCCTAGTCTATCTGGTATGCTTGGCATTATCTAGTTACTCCTGGTCTTACTAATGCTACCCCTTCAACTAATTTTATAACAGATCCACCACCACCTCCAGTTGTTGCCTTTACATCATAAACATATCTACCATTTTTTAAAGTGGAAGTTATGGTAGAACCTAATGCTATAGTCACTGTACCGTTAAGCGGTTCTGTGACAATTGTAGCAAAAGAAACCGATGTAGATGATGTATAGGTTTTTCTGAGTTGAGATTCTATCACATATCCGGACAAATCTAAAAAATCATTTGTCAAAGTATCTTCTAATACAAAAGTAGTATCAAAATCAAATCCCTGCTCAATTACTATATTTGATACATATATTGCCATTATTCAGATGGGCATTTTTCTTTAAGTATTTATATTATTAGATAAAAAGCACTATTTATCCAACAAATCTTTGAGTAAAGATTTGATTTCTTGAATATCTTTCTTTAAATTGTCCAATTCTTCTTTTTTTGCTTCTTGTATATTCAAAGAATTAACATACTGATTATAAGTGGTGCTATCACAATTTACGATAGCACCTGTTTTTTCATCTCGATATAAATTTGAATATCCCTCAACTTTTATCATCTTATTGCAATACATCTAAGATCATTTATTCTCACTGTTTTTGCTTGATTTGTACTAGAATATACAATTTTTATAATAAATCCAATGAACAGATCAAGATTTTCTGCAGTAAATTCATACTCTAAGAATTCACCTTCTATGCTAGAATCAATTTTTCTGTCTGATAATCCACTATTATTTGCCTCATCAATAACAATCAAACCATCTTTACTTTGAGTTAAATTTGTATAACCAGGGAAAAGATTAAATGCTTGTTCAACTTCACTTGAGTCAGATTTTATCAGTTTATATAATACTCTAAAATCAGTTCCTACGGGTTTTTCTGCAGACAATATCACCTTCAATGTTGATGCGGGATTTCTTAATTTGATGAGATTAGAATAATATGCAGATGAATGTGGATCGTTTACTATAGAATTAACTCTACTATCCTTAGCATAATCT